CCGATAGGAGGCGTAATGGTTGCGATTGCCGTAGTTCCTGAGACGATTGTGAGAAACGTCTGAGGAGCAATAGTAGCAGCAGCCGTAATGGTGAGAGGCTGCTGTTGTTTCGGGTCTTGGACAGTGGAAAGCTGCTGGAAATTCAAACTCGGACTCGGAGGCATGTTACTATCTCCTAGTCTCTGGTTTAGTAACCAGCAGGAACAGCCAGATTGTCGATATAGGAGCAGGCAGCAGGATTGTTCACGAACGTCTGCATGCCAAACACCATATAGAAAATGTCGGCTGTCGCAACACCACCAGAAGGACCACGAATTTCAAAGATTCGACGACCATCGGTTGTATAGAATCCGATGGGTAGAATCTCACCACGGCCCCACACTTCGTCCACGACAAAGTCAATACGAGTCTGATTCCAGTTGAACGAGGGTGTGAGTGCAGCGCCAGCCAACTGCATTCCATCCCCGAAATACATATTCAGAGATTCTTCCTTGGGCATTTTCTGGATGATGCTAACAAGCTGCCCAATTTCTTCGTAAGCCTGCTGCTGACACGGATGCGTCCACGCGCGAGGCTTGAAAGTATTGTCAATGCCAACACGATTGCCCACCTTGTTCATCGCAAGGCGCGCAAACGGAAGTGCGAGTCCTGCCGAAGCAGCATTCACACGATTGGCACGGATTTCAGGAGTGTTGGAACGTGAGAATCCAAGCCACGTTCCTGCCGAAGCATTGCTGTGATGGTAAGGAACACCATACAGCGCCGGCAGTGATGCAGGGCTCGTGATACCATTGACCACCAACTTGTCACCACCACCAGCAGCAGACGCGCCAGCGATAGCAGGAGTGACCTGAATGGTCTTGTTCTCGACATCCCACTGAGTGATGACGCCACTTCCACGAAGCGTCGCCAAATCATTGCTGAACACCTGGATAGTCTGGCCGAAACGCACAAGACGTGCGCCAAAACCATCGGTGCCCAACGTATACGTGTCAACGTCACCAGAAGTAGCGACGTTGCTGATAGTACCGACGACACCCGTGCCGTCCTGCATCAATTGTGCGTCGAGCTGCCTACGCAGTTCGTCCAATGCGCTAGCCGTCAGACGGCGAACGCCATTGGTGACAGCCTTACGCTCGTCGTCAGTGGACCACTGAGTAAGCTTTGTATACTCAATGTTCTCGCTGACGAAAACGCACGTAAGAACTGCCTTGTCGAACGTAGGACCACCCCCACGTCCCAGGTCTCCACCATCAGCATTGAAATACTGAAAGCTTCCACCGGGACGCAGTTCCAGAGGAACGCGCATCTGTCTGTTCGAGATTTTTTCTACGTCACGCTTCTTGATGTTGGCGTAGAACTTGTCATCTCGCTCAAACAGTGTGCGAATCTTCGGGATGACGCGCTCCAATTCCAGCGCAGCAACCTGAGATTCGACAACTGCCATTGTTGACGGACTCCTTTAATCGGAGTTGAGGAATTCCAAGGTAGACATCCCTCTTGGAATCTCTACCTTACCTTTGTCAGTTTTGCCATCTGTAGCCTTGGATGATGGCCGACCAGGTCTGATTGGACCCTTCCTATCTTTCTCATCGGAAGTGTCGTCACTTACACGCTTGCCCATTCCTCGCAAGGCTTCGTTTCTAGCCTTTTTGATGACTGTAGGCAACAGTGATTTTGCCTTTGCGAGATGAGCAGACTTGATTCTGTCAGTTGACTCCTTCGAGAAACCATCCTCGAAAGCCTTTTCCCAAAGTTTGTCAACAAGTGACTTGAATCGAGTATCTTGGCCAATCAGTTCATTCAGTTGGTCTAGAGCGTCACGACACGCATTCCTCTTGACGTATTCCGTCATGGAACTGCGTGGGTCGATATTCGCTTCAATCGTATTACGCAGAGTATTGTTCACTCGGGTGTTCAAATCCGAGAGAGTAGTATCGAACTGACGCTTGGTCCATTCCTGCTGTTGCTGCTGTTGAGCGTCAGGTTTTCCATCCTTCGGCTTCTCCTTGGAAAGCTGCGAGGGAGGAGTAAATTCGGATGAACCAAATACGAATTGGTTCAGAATCTGTGCTGCAAGTCTCAGAGGTTCATTGTTGCTTCTTTGAGCTTCCTGTACCATTGCAATGATAGTATGCTTCGATACGTTGCTCAGAACATGCATGTAAGCGTTCTGGTCAACATCGGCTAGAGTAGTCAGATATGCATCAGCAATCTTGTGGAAGGATTCCGGATTTTCTTCCTTCACAGCTTTGAGAATATTCGTCAGGTTGCCCTCACCAATAACATCAGCCTCGAACTTGTCGAGAGTCTGAGACTTGGCGACAGCCTGCTTTGCATCTTCGATAGTCGGAAGAAGTTCGGTGAACTGCTGTTCCCGATAATAGGCTTTCTCCAGATAAGGAAAGTCTTTGAATAGATTGGGGTATTTCTTCAGAATTTCCCGTCGTCTGACGGGAGTGACAAGTTCCAAATCTTCTTCTGTTGGACCCTTGAGTTCGTCCTCAATGTCCTTCAGTTCATCATCGACATCATCTTCCTCATCTTCCTTGTCGGTGTCATCTTCAGTGATATCGACTTTACCCTTGGGTTCTTTCGGTTCTTCCTTTTCCTTACCCTTGGGTTTCGGAATGTCAATGACATCGGTATCGTCATCAGAAGCCATGAAATCAATCATGTCTTCCTTTGACATATCACCACCGGGCGCGCCTCCGAGATTTCCAGAAGCGCCACCACTTGGAACATCAGAGGGACTGAACAGTCTATGCAGTAGCAGGAACATTTTCTTCTCCAGTTATGGGTGCTTCCTGACCCTCTTTGTTGGGCTTTTCACCAGGAGGAGCACCAGCCCTCTGTGTCATAGCCTGCTGCATAGCCTGATTCTGTATCTCCATGTAATGCAGACGACCATGCAACAGCACATTCTTGTAACCCATCGGGTTATCAATCTTCGATTGACGCCCAGCGTCACTAATTGCCCACTTCTGAACGATGGCAAACTCAATCTCATGCTCATCGTAGAGTGGGTCAATATCGACAGACGGCATTTCCGGCATCATCGGATTGCCAGTCTGTATGGGTTCGCTATTCAGAAGCTGCTTAACTTCGTCATATTGCTTGTTACGGGAATCTTCACCCGGAACAGAAAAGTCAACAAGACCGATAGCACTACGAATAGCTGGGAGATTCTCAGGAGAACCGAGAATCGCCAGAATTTCTGGATTAGCAGCCTGTAGAAGCTGCATAATCACATCTTTCTGTTGCGACCACGTCATCGGCAGATTTTCATTGGCCTCCAATTCAACTCTACCGATTTTACCCTCAAGTTCAGCCTTACGGATAAAGACGTTGATAAAGTTCCCGTCATTATCACGCTGAACATCTCGCTCGTCTTCCTTCACTTCGTTGATGAAAGCAGGAATTGCTTTTCCGAAAATCTGCTTCCACCACATAGTGAGCATCTTCCAAGTATTCTGAAGTCTCTGAAGCGCCTGCGCGCGAGACATTGAATACTGAGAAGCCGTCTCACTACCTTCAATTGCGCCTCCAAACAATGATGGAAGCGCGCCAGATACCAATTGCGCCAGACTTTGAATGTTCTGGCCAAACGGCATTACTTCGGGACTCAGTGTAGCAGTCTTGATTTCATGGAATCCCTGACTAAGAGATTGGCCCGACTTAGGCTTAGCCTCATAGATACCCCCAGGGAGTGTTTCAAGCTGGCGATATGCATTGAAGTTCAGAACCGTTGGGTCTGCAAATGTTTGTCCGATTCCATGTTCGATAGTCTGCATAATCAAGGAGATGAGGTCGTTCGTTATCTCCTGAATAGATACCAGCAGTAGACCAAGAGGGTCAAATTGAAGATAATCAGCAAGAGGATTGTAAGTAAGCGTCCAGTAATCATCGAGACACTCCTCACACGCATCGGCAAATTCATCATCTGCCAATACGACTTTCACACCTCTTGGATATTTCTTCTTGAGTTTGTCAGCATCCTCTTTCTTGAGGATATTGAACGCAGCAGGACGCAACCATGCATTACGGCATGTCACCGTATTCATGGGATATTCACCCTGATACTGAGGATTGAGTCGGCCCCATTCCTCGTAGGGGTCTTTCGGTCCTACTGACTGCTTGATTTTATCCTGCCACTTCACATCATGCAAATGCTCGTATTTCTCGATGACATTTGCGTAATGCGTCTCGTAAGAGTAGATGAGATATGGACAGTCTGACTGTTTGCGAGCATACGTAGGAACCTTGACATATAGGCCCCCGTATGCTTCCATGCAGATACGGGTCTTGGGTAGCTTTGTAGTCCCAACGAAACGAGTCGTGATAAACGTCTTCGTTTCGATGGTCGGATTCATCAGATTCATGCAGGCAGGACACATGTCCATTTCCTGCATTTCCGGCATGAACGCATCTTCCTTATCGTCCATGTCGATTGTATCGTCGGTCTGTCCTACCATTGCAGGATTCAGACCACTCATCTCGCTCTCAGGACTTATAGCGTCCGGATTATCGAGATTAGTGTCGTCCAACTCATACTGACAATGAGGACACGACGAAATCTGATGTTCTTCGGTAACTTCTTCGTAGTCCTTTCTCTCGTATGTCCCGTATTCCTCACTTTCAACGGGATACGTGTAGGCTGCTACAAGTCCTTCAGTGCAAAATACAAAAAGAGCATGAAGCCATAAAAGAGGAACATCGTTGTGGCGATAGATAAGTTGCGCAATCTTGTCACCGGCCTGAGCAGTTGCCAAATCCAGAGGATTATCAGCGTCATCAGGATAGCACTTGACAGGAGGGACAGTAACAGATAGTGCTGCAATAATAGATTCGAGATACGCTCGAAAAACATTGACAGGCTTATCGTAATACGCCTGCTCACTTCCAGATTCACCGGCATCATTGTCATCATTCCAAATACGCCAATCATGC